AGACCTTGAAAAGGTCATTTGTGGGCTCCCAGAGTGGTTTCGGCAAAGAGGCTTCACTATGAAGGTTGAAACCCCTGTATATACTCTGGAGGAGATTGAGTTCTGCCAATGTCACCCTGTGTGGAACGGTGAGAGTTATACCATGTGCCGGAATGTGCACAAGGCTCTTTTTACCGATGCCGCCCATGTTGGACGCACATGGCAGGAGGTGGTTGGAATCCGTGAGAGTGTCGCCGTGTCTGGTGCCATTTGGGCAAAGGGTATACCTGTGTTCGGAGCTTTTTATAGGTTTCTTAGCACAGGCGCAAAAACTGTGATACCCAAGAACTCCGGGACCTATTGGAATGCTCGTGGTTGTACCACGGGCACGAGTGAGGTCACCGTTGAAGCCCGGGAATCATTTTCTGCTGCCTTTGGACTGGACCCTTCGGAGCAGATTGCTTTGGAGGCGATGTATGATGCTTTGCCAAAACCACCCTTCTCCGACCCCGCATTGATACTCACTTATGACCCGAGTATCCCCACGGACGAATATCCCGTACATATAAGCGAACCTCTTCAAGTGTTTTTCTCAAAATAAAATGGTCAAGATACCAGCCTCCTTACTGCGTCGCCTGGAGAACGTAGCGCTATCATCGAAACCAAAGCGCCGTCGACAGAGGCGTCGTGGAAGGAGAGGAAATAAAATGAATCCCAGACGACAGATGACTTCATGCAGTGAGTTACAACTGGCGCATGCATCGCTTTTGCAGCGCCCGTTCACTGCATCCATCCCTGCATCGGCTGGTGGATTCTAAGATGGGGAACAAGGTACCATTGCCCGCCTCCATTTGGATGGCTCAGTTGGCTTATCAGCCGCCCAGACAGCTTTTGTCTGGGTTTTGCACCCAAACACTGGGTATTCTGCATCTATTGCAGCTGCCCTTTCTTCAACCGCCATTACCGTCACCACTTCTTATAGTGGAGTCATTTCACCAGGTGCCAACACTCTCCTGGCCGTTGCTCAGAAGCAACGTGCGTTGGCAGCTGCCATTCGATTTTCCATTCCATCATTATCTCTTACGAATGTGGTAGGTGAATTTGCTGTTGGTGTGGTCAGTCTTGACACAGCATTAGCATGCACTAGCATTGATCAGTTCTTTACCCTTTCTCAGGGGCGGTCTAACGTTACCCGCGACCTTCATGAAGTGCGGTGGTTTCCTGGGTCTTTTGATTCCAAGTATAGCACCGTTAACAGTGGTGGTCTGGCTAACACTGGTACCGATCAGAATGATACTAATGCTGTGTTTGTTGCTGTGCGTGGATTGCCTGTTAGCACCAATGCAGTTATTCAACCTATTACAGTCACTGAGTGGACCGCCAAGCCTAATACT